GACCCGACATGAAGGTAGCCCACACCAGCACCACCAGCACAGACAGCGCGCACGCATCCGGTGACGACGAGCCCTGGCTCCCGAAGATCCCGGGCCCGCGCAAGCCGTCCAGCCTCGGCCCGCGCCCCCAGCCGCCGCGCCAGCAGCTCACCGCCGCCATGAACCCGCTGCTCCGCGACATCGACTGGAACGGCCACATCCCCACCCCCGGCCCCGCATCCATCCCCGCCTACGACGACAACTGGGGCCGGCCGAGCGCCTGGGCCGCCTTCTAGGCGACACCAGCTGGTCGGCGCGGGTGAATCCAGTCCCCGCGTCGACCGCACCCCCCCCGGATCGCCGACTCGTTCCCCCACGGCGGCGGTCCGGGCCAACCCCATCCACCGGTCGGGGCGGCGGCTACCGCCCCGACCCCAACCAGGAAAGGACCACCGGCCATGCCCAGCAACTTCTTCCGCATCAACGTCTCAGGCGAGTGGACGATGACCGGCCGGCCGACCATCGCCTGCCCCCGCTGCAAGACGACCCAAGGCATCGCCGTTGAGGGACGCCCCGGCGACCCCGGCATGCTCCGCCACTGCGGGACCTTCCCCTTCCCGCACTACTGGGACGCCCGCCGCGCCCTCCTCGACGCCATACACAAGGCCGGCCGCATCAGCTACGCCCGATAGGCAGCCGGGACCGAACCCCCACGGTCCCGGCCCCAACAGCCCGCCCCCGGAGTAGTCCGGCACCCGCTCACGACGGAGACGGAGCACCAGGCCCAGCCAACCAGGAAGGGCCACAACACCGAGAGGAGCCCACCGTGGGCTGGTTCAACCGCTCGACCAACAGCAGCTCCACGACCAGCCCGACGCGCCGCCCGATTCTCGACCCCGACAGCGACGCCTGCGCCTGGCTGGACGCCGCCGACGCCAGCGACCCCGCCACCGTCGACCGCGCCCTCGCCGCAGCCCGCGACGAGCTCGACGCCATGGAGGCCAACCTCGCCCGACTCGCCCGAGAGATCGACTAACCCCACCCAGGGCCGCCGGGCGCCACCCACGGCGCCCGGCCCAACCCACCGGTACGCACCCGCCGAAAGGAGCCCGACCATGCGAGCCACCCCCATACAAACCGCGGTCACCGGCATCGTCGCCGTCGCGGTCGGACTGCTCTCCGCCTGGTACGTCCCCGCGTTCGCCCTCTCCATCGCGGTCGGCGTCCTCTGGTACCTCGCCGTCATCGGCGCCGCCGCCAAGATCCTCCACCTCGCCCCCGGCCAGCACATCGCCGACACCACGCGCTTCGTCACCCGAGTCGCGATCACCACCGTCACCTTCACCGCCGGCCTCCTCCTCAACTGGCTCACCCACCTCGACCACGTCGTCGCCACCGCGCAAGCCCAGACCACTACCCGAACCGTCCGCAGCACCGTCGCCTGAATGGAGCCCGACACCGTGACCGACAACAACCAGATGCCCCTCGCGCTGGAGCGGACGCTCGACGTAGCGACCGGCCTGGTGCTTCTGGGCCTGGCTGCGATCGCCATCGGCTACGAGGCAACGACGGCGCTCCCCGCTGTCATGCACGAGCACGTTGCCACAAGCGAGAAGGTCCCCGACCTGATCGGCTTCGGCGGCATGACGTTCATGGCTCCCTACGCCTACCTGCTCGAATGGGCCGACCGGCACAACCGCCTCCGCGCCAGGTTCTGGCGGAAGATCGGCTGGGGGTTCCAGGCAATCCTCCTGTCGCTGTGCATCGCGGACGCGCTCGTCCGGCACAGGCCGCAGGACATTCCCGTGGCCATCAGCGCCGTCGTGACCGGCGCTGGCGCTTGGGCCATCTGGATCCGCCACCAGCTCCTGCCGCCCGAAGAGCAGGCCGCGATCGACAGGCTGATCGTCGAGCAGGAAGTGCAGCAGACCCGAGCCGTCCGTGAGATCAAGCAGCGCCGTCGCGAGGAGCGCTTCCAGCGCGCTGCCCGCCGCTACCAGCCCAGGGGTGCAGCAACGATCCCTGCGCCGAGGAAGCCCGAGGAGCCCGAGGGCTACCCGTGGCCGATCCCAGAGGGCAAGCACCGCCCGCTCATCTACTTCGTCCGCAACGGAGACCGGGTCAAGATCGGCACTTCCACCAACGTGCGGAACCGGATGAGCAGCTTGTCCCTCCGCGTCACGGACGTCGTGCTTCTTCTCGAAGGCAGCCGGCCCACCGAGCAACTGCTGCACCGCAAGTTCGCGGACCTGCGCGTCGGTGACACCGAGTGGTTCCACTACTCCGGGGCTGTCGCCGAGTACGTCACACGGCAGGTCGCCAAAGCCCGCGCTAACGACACGACGAAGGGGTGACCATGAACGCCGCAACCAACCACGCCGACGAGACCACCGTCGCCCCGGAGATCATCCGTCGGCTCATGACGGCCGCCGTCGCCGCGACGATCGTCCTGACGGCCATCGCGTTCTGGCTCTCCTACGCCCACCTCCACGACGTCGCCGACGGCCACGGCCTGAACCACTCCCGCGCCTGGGCGTGGCCGGCGACCATCGACCTGTTCATCGTCATCGGCGAGATCAGCATCCTCGTCGCGAACCTGATGCGGCGCACCGACACCTGGGCGATCTTCGTCACGGTCGTCGGTTCCGTCGGCTCGATCGCCCTCAACGTGGCCGGCGTCGGATCTGACGCGGCGGGCCTGAACTACGTCGTCGCCGCCGTTCCGCCGTCGGGCGCACTGCTCGCCTTCGGACTTCTGATGCGCCAGCTCAAGGCGTTCCTGACGCGACGGAAGAACGCCGAACCGACGGCCCTGGCGTCGACGGAAACACCGACTGAAGCCGCGACGGAAAGCCCCGCCGGCGTCGACGGAACCGTCCGTCCCGTCGCGACGGAAGCAAGCCGGGCCGGCGACGGAACCACCGTCGGATCGAGCCTTCCCGTCGCGACGGAAAGCCGTACTTCCGTCGACGAGACGGCGACGGAAGCGGCTCCTTCCGACGCTCCTCCCGTCGACGGCACGACGACGGATGCACCCGCTTCCGACGCCCGACCCGTCGCCGGAACCCCCACCACCCGTCGACGGAAGCCCACCCGATCCGGCGTCAAGAAGAAGGCCCCGCGGCGCTCCCTCGACGAGTGGGTCACCCTCGCCGGGCCGATCTTCCACGACCAGTTTCGGGAGCTGCGCCGCCAGCCGACCGCCAACGAGTTCGCCCAGGCGATCGAGAAGGCCGGCCACGGGCTCCCGTCCGACACCGTTGCCAAGACGATCCGGGCGGAGATCCTCGACCGCGCGGAGGTCCCGGCCCTCACTGAAGGAGGCCTGTGATGGGCCACGTACTGGACCAGGACGGCGTCCTGGTGGCCTCCCACAGCCTCGTCGACGCTGTTCCGGCCGCGACGACGACGATCCCCACCCGGCCCGTGACGACGACGAATAGCCGTCTGACCTGGCCCGTTGCTTCGTCGTCGTCGTCATCGTCGCCCGTTTCGTCGTCGAAGCAGCGCGAATTGGCCCTCCACGCGGCCTCCTGGCTTGGCCAGGGCTGGCGGTGGCTCGTCCGCCGCCGCTGGGAGCTCGTGCCCGTCGGCGCAACCAGCAGCCTGTCGTTCCTCGGCCTCATGCAGCCCAGCATCGGAGCCACCGCACTGTTCTCCGGGATCGGCGCGATCGGCGTAGCCGCGCTCGGCTTCGGCCTCTCCCACAAGCACCACAAGACCGCCGAGGGAGGCGCCATGGTGGCGCTCGCCATGGCGGACCTCGCCACCTGGTCCGCAGGCGGCGTCTCCTGGGCCGGCCTGACAGCGTTCGCCCTCACCACGGGCATCGGCTACGTGCACTGGGGGCCGTGGCTCACCGCTCAGCGCCACCAGCGCATGAAGCTGCACATCGACACCGTCAAGGCGAAGGGCGCCCTGCCCGACGCCATGGGCTTGGAGATGGCGGACCCCGGGCTCGTCGGATCCAGCATGGAGGAGACCGCCCTGCGGAAGGCGCTCCACGCCCTCACCGGCGCCACGCCCCTCGACGTGCCCGCGTTCACCGCCCTCGAAGGTGGCGGCTTCCACGCGCTCGTCACGATGCCGCCCGGGCGCACCACCAGCCCGGCCGCGATCATCGCCAAGCAGAAGCAGTTCCACTCCAACCTCGGCCTTCCCGGGCGCCTGTTCCTGACCCAGGGGCCGCGTGCCGACATGCTCGACGTGCGCCTCGTCGTCATCGACACCCTCGAAGGCACCATCCCCTGGCAGGGCCCGACGATCCGGTCGATCCTTGAGCCGATGCTGCTCGCGATCGCTGAGGACGGCACCGAGATCCGCCAGACCCTGTTCCGCAACCACGTCTTCGTCGCCGGCGCCAGCGACAATGGCAAGTCCGGCATCGTCAACCTGATCCTGTGCAACCTCCTCAACTGCGACGACGTCGACGTGTACGGCATTGACCTCAAGGCCGGCGCCCCGGAGCTCGGGATCTACGAGCCTGTCATGAAGATGCTCGCGAAGACCCCGGAGCAGGCCCGGTTCCTGCTGGAGTGGATCGAGGGCGAGTACCAGCGCCGCGGTCAGATCCTCGGCGGCCTGGGCGAGGACGGCGTTCCGGTGCGTCAGTGGAAGCCGGGCGAGCACGGCAACGCGATCGTCGTCGTCACGGACGAGATGGCGGAGCTGATTGAGCAGGACTCCGAGCTGGCTGTCCTGTACCGGCGGCTCGCCGCGCTGGTGCGGTACGTCGGCATCATCCTCGTGTCGGCTACCCAGACCCCGTCCGCGAAGGTGTTCGGCGGCGACAAGGACGGTGCCGCGAACTACCAGGTCCAGATTGGTCTGCGCGTCATCTCGCCCACCCAGACGAACATCGTCATGGGTGCGGGCATGCACGGGCAGGGCTGGACGCTGTCGGAGCTCGACGCCCCGGGCAAGTGCATGATCCGGTCGCGGGAGAACCCGAAGCCGCGCCGCGCGAAGGCGATCTACACCAACGACCAGGACATCGCCGCCGCGGTCCGTGCGAGGTGCGAGCGGTACGGCATTACGCCGCCGTCCGGCCCGGGTGGGGGCCTGCCGCAGCAGCCGTTGATTCAGCTGGTCAAGGACACCACTCCGGCCGGGGGCACCGTGTACCGCTACCCGGACGGGAAGGCCGTTGGCCGTGACGAGTGGCCAGCGCTGTGGAAGGCGTTCGAGGCCATGGGTTCCGCGACGAAGGCGGAGCTGCAGGCGGCTGGCGTCGTCAACTCGCGCGACACCGTTCGCCGTGCGCTTGAAGTCTGGACTGCGCACGGTGTCCTGCACCGTCGCGATGGCCTGTCTACCCGCTACTACCTGCCCGGCCGAGAGGAGCAGAGCGCATGACCACCGAGCCGATGCGCCGCGAGCTGATGGAGTACCTGCAGCGTCGCCGCGACGAGGAACTGCTGGCTTCGTGGCCGGTCCAGCCGCCCGCAGACCTCCTGCCCGCGCTGCGCTCCCAGATGCTTCCCGCCCAGCTGCCAGCGCCGCGCCGCGAGGTGACGCTGTTCACCCCCGACCCGATCCAGCAGACACAGGTTGAAGCCCAGCGGGACGTCGCGATCGCGTTGAAGCGCGCCTCGACCGGACTCGCGTTCGCGCTCAGCGGCCTCGGCGTGTGGTGCGCCGGCATGGGCGTCCACCAGATCGGTGCGGGCATCAAGGATGCTGGCGCGGTCAGCTTGTGGGCGATCGCGGCGATGTTCATGTCGACCGCCGTGGCCCGGGTGTTCTCGCCGAGGCGCGCCGGGTCGGGCAATGTGCACCTGGAGGTCCGCGGCAACGGGAACCGGATCCGGCTGTGAGCAGGCGCGGTCTCGGATATCGGATCGGCCAGTGGTGTTGCTGGGCGATCTGGTGGATCTGCATCTGCGGAACGGTCCTGATCGGCCTCAGCCACTGACCGGCGTGGGCGTCGCGGACCGGACCCGCACCCTGGCACTGACAGTGCACACTGACCCTGTAGGGCCTCGGCGACCCCCCGCGCCGGGGCCCCTTCAGCTTGCCTGGGACTGCGGTCGGTCTTGGTCGGTGGTGTGGGCGCGGACCATCCACGAGCCGTCGTGGGTGATGCGGTTGGATGGGCGGCCGATGATCTGCATGCCGAGGCTGCGGAACACGGCGAGCCAGGCGTTGGCTTCGTCTTCCGTCTCGGTCATGATCGCGACGCGTGCGCCCATGAGCGCATTGTGACTCGTAGGTCTGACAATTCGGGGCGGATTCACGGAACCGGCAGGCCATCATCGGCGCGTGACGGTCTGTGATGGCGCATACTCTCCGTAAGCCGATCCGTCTCCTCCGCCCCGGGAGGCCGCCGCATGCCCACCGACATCACCAGCGACGAGCAGGAACCCTCCTACCGCTGCACCCATTGCCAACGGAACCTCTTCCACACGGAACTCGACCGACACGCCTGCTACCTCTGCGAGAACCGCGCCAACAAGCACCTCGCCGCCCTCCCCCTGCTCTACGCCGACCTCGGCACCCACGCCCTCCAGCCCGGCACCGGCATCCGAACCGCACGCGTCACCGGGGCCAGCAAAACGGCGCCCCTCCCGGTATCCCTCCACACGCTCACTCTCCGCGGCCCAGGCGGCATCATCACGCTCCTCCAGGACGTCGAGGACTCATGGCGCAGGGCACGCCGCAGCCGCATCCACGAACAGGCCAGCGTCACCGACAAGGCACTCGCGAACATCGTCACCTACCTGAGCATCAACCTGGCCTGGGCCTGCGAGAGTTACGAAGACATCGCAGACGACCTCGACACCATCAGCCGCCTGTACTGGCAGGCCCGGAACGCGCTCAGCGGGAAGCCGCCGCGGCTGATACCCGTGCGCTGCCGACTCCTGTACGACGACGGCCAGGAGTGCGGCGCCGAGATGCTCGTCGACATCAACCGCACCTCCGCCAAGTGCGGTGAGTGCGGCACCCGGTGGGGCAGCCACGAATGGATGGACCTGTTCGAAGCCGTACGCCAAACAGCAGCGTAGGGCTTGACTTCCCAAGATCGACCCGACTGTGTCACAATCAGCGCAGGCAGTACACCCATGCTTCCGAAGCCCCCGTCACGCTTGTGGCGGGGGCTTCGTCGTTCCCGGGGGTGAGTTCGTGGACGACGACGCCTACTTCATCCACGGGGACGAGGCCGCGCGCATAGCCGGCGTCAGTCCCGCGACGGTTCGGCAGTGGGCGACCCGGAAGAAGATCCATCGCTTTCCCGGACGTCGACGTGCGGACGGCACGCTGTACGCGAGGCCGGAGATTGAGGCGATCGCCGCTTCTCGCCGTGCCCATGCCGCCGCCTGACCCTTGAGTTCCCTGCGTGAGCCTGCTTCCCCGCACTGGCCGCAGGGCCACGTCGCCCGTTTGAGGGTGACGGGCAGGTGCCGCGGTCTGCGGAGACCGCGGCACCGACAACCTTCGAAGGGGGCCGGCGTGGAGCCTCCCTGCACCTGCGGCCACCCCGTCAGCCAGCACCACGGGCGGGCCGGGCAATGCCGGGCCGTCGAGGACGGCTCCCGCTGCACCTGCCAAAGCGTCGACCTGGACGAGGCCGAGTGACCCAGCACGACGACGGCAAGCCCGACGACAACTGGCGGGCTCTGGACGCCCCCTTCACCCAACGCGCCGAATGGCAGCCCATCCCCGGCACGTGCTCCCGCTGCGGCGCCCGCGCGTGGCTGGGTGAGACGAAGTGGTGGCACGCCAGCGGCAAGACCTGCCCCAGCCGCCGCCCCGCCGAGTTCCTGCCCGACCACTTCTGACTCCCGGCGCACGGCGGCGTGCCGGGCCAGCGTGCGCGCGGCTCCGCATCCGGCGTTGAGCCGCGCGCACCGAACCCTCACCCTCCGGAGCGTCATGTCCCGCACCCGCATGCGCGCCCCCTTCGCGGCGCTCGCACTCATCCTCGGCATCCTGCTCGCGGGCGCTTCCCCGTCGACCGCGACCGGAACACCCTCGGCGTGGCAGCTTCCCGCCGGGCTCGACCTCCACGACGGCATGGTGGCCGACTTCGGCGGAACCTACTACGCCTACGGCACGTCGTACTCGTGCGGCTACCAGTGGTACGTCAGCAACACCCCCTGGTGCGGCTTCAAGGTGTCGACGGCGCCGTCCCTGTCCGGGCCGTGGTCGACTCCCCAGCTCCTGTTCGACCCGAACAGCGTCGACCCATGGACCGGCCAGACCTGGCAGGTCGAGTGCGGGTCGACCGGTCAGGGCTGTTTCAACCCGCGCATGATCCAGCGCACCGGCTGGGGCTCGAACGACGGCGTCATGATCCTCTGGTTCAACAGCCCTCTGGACTGGTCGACCAACCACGCCAACGCCTACAACGCGATGGGCTGCACCGGCCCCGCCGGACCGTGCGGGCCCGGCGCGCCCGGACACGGCTCCTACAGCAAGCCGTCGCTGAACTTCTGCACCGGGAACGGCGACTTCGGCGTGGTCACGCCGCCGAGCGGCTTCCCGGCGCTGATCTGCACCGCCCCGGGCGACGGCAGCCTGTCGATGGAGCAGCTGAACTGGTGGGGCAACGGCGGCTCCAGCAGCGGCGAGAACAACGTGGCCGGGCTGACCAGCATCGAGGGCCCCGGTGGCTACTACGACTCCGCGTCTGGCAAGTACGTGATCACGTACAGCAGTCCCGGTTGCGGCTACTGCGCCGGATCTGCGACCGGCTACGCCACCAGCACGTCGCTGCTCGGCACGTACACGGCCCCGTCGAACGTGGCCGCCGCGTCGCCGCCCGCCAACGCCCGCGCGCTGATCTCCGCGAGCTCGTGCGGCGGACAGCCCCGCACTGTCTCGGTGGTCGATGGCCAGCCGTGGCAGAGCATCGACCTCTGGCTGGGCACCCGCAACGAGACCAACGCCGGGGTCCTGTACGAGCCGCTGCAGTACCTCAACCCCAGCAACACCGCAGGCGACGGCACGCCCTGGCAGCCCTTCACGCCCTGGACCTGCTGAACCCACACCACCCTCAAGGAGACCGCCATGTCCAGTCCTCTCGATCTTGCCAAGCACCTCGTCGCCACCCTGGAGGCCGAGGCGCACCACGCGCTCGACGTCGCGAAGGAGCTCCTCGCCCACATCGAGGGCAACGCGAAGACCGACGCCGCCGCGCTGGAGACCAAGGCCGTCGCGGACGGCGAGAAGGCCGCCCACGACGCCGAGACCGCCGCCGCCCCGGTAGTGGCCGAGGTGAAGGCCGACGCCGAGAAGCTCGCCGGCGAGGCTGCGGCCGACGCCGCAAAGGCCGTCGCTGACGTCGAGGCCGCAGTCCAGCCCCCGGCTTCCGCCTGACCCAGCCCCCTGCCGAGCCAAGAGGGCGGTGACCGATGCCCGAGCTACCCGAGCACATCGACACCACCGCCATCGCAGGCGGCCAATGGTCCTGGGGCTACACGCTCACCAACCAGGACGGCACCCCGGTCAACCTCAGCAACAGCACATTCGAGTTCGTGATTCGCCCCAACATCGGCGACGTCACCGAACCGGCACTCGTCTCGGTGACCACCGCCTCCAGCGGGCAAGGGCAAATCACGGTCAACAGCAACACCGTGACCGTCACCCTCAACGCTTCGGCGACCGCGCTCCTCGGCCAAGGCCAGCGACCGTACGCGCTCTGGCAGAACCCCGGCCAGCCGTCAGCGACACCGTGGGTCGCCGGCACCTTCTTCTCCAGCCTCGTCGCCGCAGCCTGAGGGGGTGCCCGGTGGGTAACGTCACCGTCTCCGCGGCTGGCATCCAAGGCCCGCGCGGGAACACGATCTGGCCGACGACCGGCGCACCCGCAGCATCGCTCGGTGTCGACGGGGACTTCGCGATCGACAACACGGCGTTCGTGCTCTACGGGCCGCGGACTGCGGGAGTGTGGGGCGCCGGGAGGAGCTTCGGCAGCGCGGGCGCGCTCCTCGCCGCCAACAACCTGTCCGACCTCCCATCCGCCTCAACGGCCCGCACCAACCTTGGGCTGGGCGGCGCCGCGACGGAGAACGTCGGCACCACCGCGGGCACCGTCGCGGCCGGGAACGACTCCCGGATCACCGGGGCGCTCCAGGCCGCCAACAGCCTCTCCGACGTCGCCAACGCTGGCGCGGCCAGGCACAACCTGCTGCCGTGGCTGTTCGACGTCACCGCGCCCGCGTACGGTGCGAAGGGCGACGGGCTGTTCGTCACGGACGGCGCCATCACCTCCGGCCAGGCGATCCTCACCTCTCCCAGCAACGGCTTCGGCAACGTCGTCGCGGGCCAGCTAGCGATGGTGAAGGGCGCCGGCCCGACCGGGCAAACCACGCTCGTGACGACCGTGGCGAGCAAGCAGAGCAGCGGTCAGATCACCCTCGCCGCGAACGCCTCCACTACGGTGTCCGGCGCGCTCGTGATGATTGCTTCGGACGACACGACCGCGATCCAGGCAGCGATCAACGCGGCGCTCACCTACGCCGCCGCGCACGGCTCCGCCGTCGTGTTCGTGCCGACCGGCAGCGGCCTCTTCTACGGCGTCGGCGGACCTCTCGTCACCGGCGGCACGACGAAGGGCAACTCCCAGCTGACGCTGGGCGCGCCCGTCGCCGCGACGGCCAACAAGGTCTGTCTGACCATCGAGGGCGTGGGCAACGGGTCGGGATTGCAGCACTGGCAGCAGACCAATCCGCAGCTCGGCGGCTCCACGCTCGTCAGCTTCGGGGTGTTCGCGAACGCGACCGCGCAGACCAACTCGATCAACGCGGGCGGGAACGCGTGCGTCATCGGCGGTCCCGCGCAGCCGGCCGGGTATGGTCAGGCGCCGGGAACGTTCTCGAACATGCTGATCACGCTGAGGAATCTCAGCATCCTGACGACGCACTCCGCCTACGGCCTCACCTACAGTGCCTGCGACTTCTCCGGCATCGCCGAGGCAAATCTCGATCACGTGGCGTACGGTACGACCGGCACCGTCGCCGGCAACGACTACGTGAGCTTCTCCCAGTTCGCGAACGGGCTGAGCATCGGCGTGTTGATGCCCGCGAACGGCAACAACGACAACAACCACATCAGCAACCTGTCGTGTCACGGCGGCTACACGTACGCACTGTTCGCGACCGAACACACCGTCATCGACCGGCTGTGCATCCTGTACTGCTGGTCCGCGCTGTGCATCGTCGGCAGCTACTTCGGCAGCGTCGGCTCCGTGCACGGCGTCAACGTGGTGCAGGCGTCCATCGAGCAGTGCTCGAACATCGTGTACGTGTACGGCGCCGGATCCAACGGCATCGGGCCGTGGCTGTATGCGACGATCAGCACCGAGTCCGGCGGTCCCACGTTCTCCGGCTCGAGCGCGGTCGCGATGAACGCGGCACTCGGCACGGTCACACTGACCGGCGAATTCACAGTGTCGGGCGTCAACGTCACGAACCCGACCGGCTTGAAGATCGTGAACGGTCAGTCGGCGTACCCCGTCACCGCGATCAACAGCAGCAGCCAGACCACCTACACGGTCAGCGTCGTCGACCAGACCATCCTCGTCGACACCACCACTGCAGCCGTGACCGTGACCCTGATCTCCGCCGCGTGGACCCCGAACGAATACCGGTTCGTCAACACCGGCACCCACGCGCTCACGATCGCCACCACCGGCGGCCAGACCATCAACGGCGCCTCCACGCTCGTCCTGTCCAGCCAGTGGTCCAAAGCCACCCTCGCCCCCGCCCGCCCGAGCGGCACATGGGGCTGGTACCAGACCGCCTAGGAGGTGGCCATGCCCCTGGGCAAGCCTCTGGGCCCCGAGAAGCGCGAAGCGGTCCTCGCGGACATCAAGGCCGGCGGCAAGTCGCTCAACCAGATCGCGAAAGAGCACGACGTGGCGAAGGCCACCGTCAGCAAATACGCCAAAGAGGCCGGCCTCACCGATGCCTTTGACCGCAGCCGCACCGAGCAGGCCACCCGCGCCCACGCCATCGACTGCCGCGCCCGCCGTGAAGCCCTCAAGGAGCAGCTGATCGCGGACGCCGAGCGGCTCCGGGCCCGCGCCTGGGAAGAGTACGAGGTCGTCGTCGACAACCGGCAACTCGGCCCGCAGACCATGACCCTCGACCTGCCGCCCGCGCAGGACGTCCGAGCGTTCTACGCCGCAGTCGGCCTCGCCATCGACAAGCACTGCCGCCTCGAGCAGTACGACACCACCGACAGCGCCGCCGACGCGAAGTCCTTCCTCGGCGACCTCGCCGAAGCCTTCGGCATCGCCAACAAGCACATCAACGGCGAAACGCCCGAGACCGCATGACCTGCGGGAGGGATCGTGAACCTCGATTCCCTCCCCGTCTCACCCAAGCAGATCCAGTCGATCGCCGAGTCGCAGGCGCGCATCAACGTGTGGCAAGGCGCGATCCGGTCCGGCAAGACCGTGTCGTCGCTGCTGCGCTGGGCCATATACGTGGCCAACGCGCCACGCGGTGAACTCGTCGTCGTCGCCAAAACCGCGCAGGTCGCGGCCCGTAACGTCTTCGCCCCGCTGCAAGACCACGCCCTGTTCGGGTCCCTCTCAAACCACGTCCACTACACCCCCGGCGCGCCAGCCGCGACGATCCTCGGCCGCCGCATCTGGGTCATCGGCGCGAACGACACCCGCGCCGAGACCCGACTCCGCGGACTCACCGCCGCCGGCGCCTACGTCGACGAAGCGACGCTCGTCGGCGAGGAGTTCTTCTCCCAGCTCCTCGGCCGCATGTCCGTGCCCGGCGCGAAGCTGTTCGCGACCACGAACCCGGACAATCCAGCGCACTGGCTACGACGAAACTACCTGCTGCGGGAACACGAACTCGACCTGCGGACCTGGCACTTCGTCCTCGACGACAACCCGTCGCTCGATGAGGACTACAAGGACTCCATCAAGGCCGAGAACGTCGGCCTTTGGTACCGGCGTCGTGTCCTTGGCGAGTGGTGCGCGGCGGAAGGCGCGATCTACGACATGTGGGATCCGTCCGTGCATGTCGTTGACATCCTGCCGCCGATCCACACCTGGCTCGGCATCGGCCTCGACTACGGCACCACCGCCCCCACCTCCGCGCTGCTGCTGGGAATGAGCAACACCGGCGGCGGCGACACGGGGCAGGAGCCGTGCCTGTTCTTGGTGGACGAGTTCCGCTGGGACTCCCGGCAGCGGCACAGGCAGCTCACCGACGTCGAACTGTCTGGGAAACTCCGCCAGTGGTTGTCAACGGTGCGGTTCCCGGGCACGCACCTGCGCGGGCCTACCCCGCAATACCTGTTCATCGACCCGTCCGCGGCCTCGCTGAAGGTGCAGTGCCACCAGGACGGCTGGAACGTCGCCGACGCCGACAACAGCGTGATGGACGGCATCCGGCTCGTGTCGTCGCTGCTCGCGAGGAAGCGCCTGAAGGTTGCCCGCTCCTGCCAGGGCTGGCTGGATGAGATCGGCGGCTACTCCTGGGATGACCGCGCGGCGCTCCTCGGTATCGACAAGCCCGTGAAGGCCGACGACCACAGTCTCGACGCCGGCCGGTACGCCCTCAAAAGCAGCCAGGGCCTGTGGTTCAACCGGATCCCGCTCGCCGCTTAGGGGGCCGGGATGCGCACACCGGAGATCGTGGCCGGCGACCCCGAACTGCACTGCTGGTGCCCCGTGTGCCAGATGCCGTCCCGCGTCCGGGTGCCGCTGTACCTCGACGCCGTCGCCTCGACGCCGGTTGCGGTGCTGGAGATCTGCCCCGGCTGCGGCACCGGCCACGACCGACCCTCCGTCGCGGTCACTCAGTTGCCGCGCGAGCGCACCAGCCCCTTGGTGGCGGCGGCGCACGCACTGAACCGCTGGGTCCAGCGGCGGCGGGGTCTGCGAGCGCTCGGTTGCGCGCACCGCGACTGCCCCTGGCCCGGCCGCTACCGCCACCAACACGAGATGACCGGCGACGAAGGCCGCTGGCGCTACCTGTTCTGCACGGCCCGACACCGCCGCGGCTGGGCGGCGGACCACCTGATACCGCTCAACATCCCAGGTAGAATGGGGTAGTTGAGACCCCGGCGAGTGCTGGAACACTCCCGGGGCGTGGCCAACCTGAGCGAACAGGCTGACATGTCAGAGCTTACATCTGGCGTGGCTTCGTCCTTTCTGGTCGTCGCCCGCTGCGCAGTTGAGGAATGCACGAACCCGGTCGTGGGGTGGGGATACTGCGCCCCGCACTTCGCCAACTGGCGACACACCGGAGACCCAATTGCCGAGCCAGAGCCGTGGCTGCCCCGCTTCATGATGAAGGTCGGGCGTCGCAGCGACGATGATTGCTGGCCCTGGTTGGGCGCGATCAACAAGATCAGCGGATACGGCTACTTCAACCAGAACGGCCGGACGCGCCTGGCGCATCAGGTCGCCTACGAGGTGGGAAACGGATCGCTCCCCGAGGGGCTGGAGCCGGATCACACGTGTCGCAACCGGCCCTGCGTGAACTGGCACCACCTCGAAGCCATCACGCACCGCGAGAACGTACTCCGTAGCAACGGAGCGTCTGCCCAGTACGCCCGGCGCGAGAAGTGCCCGAACGACCACCCATACACGCCCGAGACCACCCTCTGGACCGACGGCGGCCGACGTTGCGCGATCTGCGCCAGCGGCAAGAAGCAGCGACGCAACCAAACCAAGCGAGAAGCGCGGCGATCGCGCCTCTAAGCGACTGACACGCGGGCCACCCCCGCCCAACGGGGAGGGGGTGGTCGCCAGTGGCGATCGACAACCGCATGGCCATGCTGTTGCCGACGACGAACCGCCCCTGGCCCCCACCGGAAATGAATCCGATCACGTACCAGTTCCGGGTCTGGGACGCGTGGTGGTCGGCCGACCCGGTCAAGCTGCAGTGGGTCTTCTACAACCTCGGAGCGAACTCGCCGGTCGGCCGAGCCTACTTCGCCACGACCGGTGAGCCCGGCCTGCCGATCCCGCGACCTGGTCAGTTCCGCGGCGGCCTGCTCGGCAGCATCGCCTACACATTCTGGGGTGCCCCCACCCCGCCTGGGGAGAAGCGCACCAAGCTGCACGTGCCGATCGCCTCCGACATCGCCTCAACGTCGGCGGATCTGCTGTTCTCCAAGCCGCCCACTGTGACCGCTTCGAATCCGGCGAACCAGGCTGCACTCGACCAGCTGATGGACGACGGCACTCACGCGAAGCTGCTCGAAGCGGCAGAGATGGCGTCGGCCCTCGGCGGCGCGTACCTGCGGGTCGTATGGGACACCGACGTATCGGACGAACCGATGCTGAACGCCGTCCCGGCGGACTCCGCAGTACCGCTGTTCTCGCACGGGAAACTGATGGGCGTCACGTTCTGGCGCATCATCAGCGACGACGGAACAGAGGTCGTCCGCCACTTGGAGACCCACGCCCCGGGCCAGAACGCGATCTTCCACCAGGTGTACGTCGGGGATCAGACCGACCTCGGCCGGATCTACCCTCTCACGGACTTCCCGGAGACGGCGAACTTCGCGCAGTACCTGTCCGAGGGCAACGCGATCACGTTCCCGGACATGCCGAAGAACGCCAGCACGGTCGTGTACATCCCCAACATGCTTCCGAACAAGATCTGGCGCGACCTCGGCCCGCAAGTCGCTCCGCTCGGCCGCTCCGACTTCTCCGGCGTCGAACCGCTCATGGATGCCCTCGATGAGGCGTACAGCTCCTGGCAGCGCGACATCCGCCTCGCCAAGGCCCGCCTGATCGTGCCGCAGCAGTACCTCGACAACATCGGCCGCGGCAAGGGCGCAGTGTTCGACCCCGACCGGCAGGTGTACTCGCCGGTGTCGATGATGACGTCCAGCGGCGGCACATCCGACATCATGGCGAACCAGTTCCAGATCCGCGTCCAGGAGCACCAGCAGACCTGCAACGACTACATCAACCGGATCGTGCAGGGTGCCGGATACTCCGGCCAGACGTTCGGCGAGTACGACGGCGGCCCGGCGATGACCGCGACGGAGATCCGGGCACGTGAGCGGAAGACGCTGATCACCCGCAACAAGAAGGTGCTGTACTGGCGGCCCGGCCTGCGGGACATCCTGTACGGCTACCTCGCGGTCAAGCAGTCGATCTTCAACGACAAGTCCGTGACCCCGGAGCGTCCCGAAGTCGAGTTCCCCGAGGTCGTACTCCCGGACCAGCTGGAGCTGGCGCAGACCGCCATGGCGCTGTCGCAGGCCGACGCCGCATCGAAGGAAACCCTCGTCAAGATGATCCACCCGGACTGGTCCGACGAAGAGGTCAAGACCGAGGTCCGCATGATCTACGCCGAGACCGGCCTGGACCTGGCCAACCGTGCCCGTGTCTCCCTGGCTCCGCCCATGGGCAGCACGGAATCCCTCGCGGACGAAGTCCAAGAGCTCGCGGACGCCTCCCGGCCGCCGACCGCAGCCGCGCTTCAGGAGACCGGACCCATCGACGAGGAGTGATTCCGCATGGCCGCCGCGAAGAAGAAGACCACCACCATGAAGGCGGACGGCAAGAAGCCGATCACGTTCGAGAAAGGCGGCCTGCACCGCTCCCTCGGCGTGCCGCAGGACCAGCCGATCCCAGCGAAGAAGGTCGCAGCCGCAGCCCGCGGCGACTTCGGGCCCAAGGCCCAGAAGCAGGCCAACTTCGCGCAGAACGTCCTCAAGCAGGGCCGCAAGACCGCCGCGAAGAACCGCGGCAAGTCCAAGTAACCAAGAGAGGGTGATTCCCATGGCGATCGGCGACAGTGGCAAGGCCGTCCGTTCCAGCGTTCCCGGCCAGGGCGCGAAGGACGCGGCCGACCGGGTCGGCAAGCACGTCCGCGGCTCCGGGCCGATGCCCGGCACCGGCGACTGCGCGGGTCCGTCGATGCAGTCGAACCGTCCCGCCCAGCCGGGCGACGCGGACAACGACGGCATGTGATGGCCAGCCCCGACCAGGCGCTGCCGAACCCGCAGCCCAGCAAGGCCGTGCAGTCTATGGCGCCGGGTGCGGGTCCTCGGGACATCTCCGGGGACCTGCAACGCCACCGCGACCAGCCGGACGCCTCGATGACGACGCCGCCGGGCGGCTACCCGGTGACGGTCGGAGGGAACCCGAACGCTC